TTGCATAACAATTTTGATGCATTCCTCACGCTCATGTTCTGCTACCAAGTCAGCATACAAATAAATATCGCCGCCTGATTTCACCCATGAATCCCACATTTTTTCTTCAGTTATTAAACTCATGCTCGTCTCTCCTCTTCTGCAATGTGTTCATCCATCTTCACAAAGAAGTCATCTCTCAATTCTTTATTGTGGATCAACGAACGCACGAACATATTGTGACCTCGTTCTTTCGCATAGAAGTGGCAAGCCAATCCAGTTGCGATACCGCCCCATACAATAAACAATACATCAGTAAAAGATAATTCAATCATTCCATTTTCTCCTTGTAAACATACGCTTGATCTTGTACCAAATCTGAGGCCATATACGGCGCTCATCTAAACGCCTTTGCAGTTCTGCGTTCATGTTTAATAACTCTGAATGATGCATAGCCAATATGTTGTATGCTTTTTCAACTGCTTTGTCGTCCATCATTACAACCCCTTGAAGTGTGTTAATCCTTTTTTAGATGGCGCTAAGTATTTGGTACGTTGATTGCCATCAATAGATACTGTCTTTACAAACTTGTTCGCTCTCAGCCAGTCAAGCGCACGATGATTAGTCGCAGGCGAACCTAGCTTGTTCTTCATTGCATGATTGAGTAAACCCATTATGGTTATACCCTTATCACTCTCGACAATTACCATAGCAAGTAATACCTCAGCTATGGGACTCATGCCTATCTTCTCTCTTTTCTTGTGCATCTTAATTGCAATCATTTGTTCATCTCCTCATTGATTAACCAAAAACATAAGCCGATCATGGTTGCCATGCCGACCATACCAAATAGAATAAATACCCATGCCATCACGTTATAAAACGTATCCGTCATAACACCTCCTCGAACGCAATTTTTATAATCGTGCTGATAGACACAATAACAAAATCAGGACTATTGTTATCGTTGTACATTGCTTTGATGTGTTCGTGTATCTCTTCTAATGCGTTCCTGTACTTCTCTCCATTCAACGCGTCTTTTAATTTTAGTTCGTCTTCAGGATACGCAAACGATAGTGTTGCGTGCATAGTTTCCCCTTTATGTATTACTGTTGAGTTCATAGTCTTTGTCCTTGCGTTTAATGTTCTCTAATAGAAGCCAGTTATCTCCAACCACCCTTATCGCTCGAACCCACTCTCGTATGTTCGCACGTTGTTGATGGTATGGAATGTAATCCAAGCACCATAGCTTTCTAGCTCTTTTGAGCATTGATGTGTTCATCTACCTTCTCCTTCAAAATGTTATAAAGATTATCTACATTGTGTTCATCAACGACAAACGCAATACCTTGGTTCAAATTTATTTCTGCAAGATGTGCATCTTGTAAGCGTGTGGTTTTGTTTCCATTTGCTTTGCACTCTAGCCCAATGAACACACCCCTATAACAACATAAAATATCGGGTACACCCGAACTTCCATATCCACCTGTCATAGGGAATGTGTAGTATGCGCCTAGTCTAGCTAGGGCAGTTGTCGCTTTGTTTTTTATCTTCCTTTCGGGCGTTGCCATTCTTTACCTCATTGAATTGATTGGTTGTCAATATTAACATATAAAAGTGCGAAGTCAATTGCCAGCCTATTTCGTCTAATCTTCTATCCATATTGTTATCATAGATAGAATGTTGATTGACATAATACTTCTCAGAGGAAGGTCTAAACACATTTGTGCCGTCTAGAAAATTAAATAGGTTAGGGGTAAACACGTGTATCATCGCCATCAATGACTTGATGAAATCAGGTAATGTTTCATCTGTGTATATCCTTATATCGTTGTCGCCAACCGATAGAATAAACTCATCGTCATTGATAACCATAGGTACACGAATGTAATCCCCAACCGCCCAATGTGTTATAGGGGAAGGGTGTATGGGTAGCGGATACTTATTCTGCATTGTCAGGTATAAGCAAGAGGTGAATACTGTTACCAAAGCAAGTAACAATGTCTAGGTCAGCAATGTAAGTATCATTTCGGGATATTCCGAAATCATTATCAAGCGTGTAATGATTACCCTTACTCGTATAAGTTTTACACATGACTGCCAACCCTGCTAACGGACTATCGGATATGGAATCGTATCTAACGAATGGTTCTGTAATCAATGGTTTGTTTAGAACAGAGTCATAAGCCCCCTTGCCTATCATATAGAACCCATCGTTGTTACCTCTATACCCACCAGAGGGTAGGCGTACGACAGTCACACCTTTAGCGAATCTTTTAGATACACTCAATCCTTCTTGCCTCTTAGCTTCTGTTTTCTCATAGTTATCGATATACGTTTGTAGTTCTTGCCTATCCACAGTAAATTTCTCAGAGGGAAGTCCTAGGATTTGATGCGCCATACCCATGAATGTTTCCATACTGATATTTATATTTGATTGCATACGATCCCTATCAAGAGTACCGAATCCATAACCCATTGTTTGTATGAAATGTTTATAGGTACTCTCAGCCCGTGGATACTCGTTGTTAGTCTTCAAAGATTTTATTAGACCATTAATCTTTGTTGAGTCCCTAGCATTCTGACTTGAGTTAGCACTTGCTTTAGCCTTGTTGACAATCGTGTCGCACTCATATACATAGACTTTATCGCCGTTGTAGTTCTTATCGACACGCAATGAACCCAATGGAAAACCATTGTTGTCCACTACATTCACATACTTTCTAAGCAACATACCTTCTCTATCTTCCATACTATTGCTAGCGTTATGTGTAACTTTAACATTGAACGCAGTACAGAACTCATGCACCAACTCTTTCAATCCACCTTGTTTCTCAATTACATTCATTGCACTATTGGCAAACCCATAGCTTGATAAAAACTTTTCCATTTGCATTTCTCCTTATAGACGAACAACTTCTTCACCATTACACACAATACTGTATCCCCACTTACAAGTAGGAAACAGCTCTTCACTCTCCAACTTCACCAGTTGAAATCCTATGTTAGAGTTCTTGAGCACATAGTCATTGAACTTTTTATCCAACACGTTCTCTAGCCTATGAAAGAATCTATCTTTATTGTCTTCTGTGATATCCCACCATATGCTTGACTCATGTAGAAAGAAACACATCAACGCGTCGAGATAGTAATTACTATCGACCGATTCATAGAACTTCTTCTGATAGTTTGAATACGATTCACCACGAACATCCTGTATCAACTCGTTGATACCATCGGCTCGCATTGCTCTAAGCATTGTCATGCCCACGCTCTTGGTATCCTCGAACCGCTTTAGATATTCTTTCGCCTCGTTCCGAACAATTCTTTTAGTGTATATCTCATACGGAGTAACCGCCTTGAGAGTATCCATATCAAGCCTCAGACCTCTGAACATCGGGTGCATGATGTACTGGAACGTATCGCTCTTGCCATCTGTATTCCCAACGATTCTTCTAATCAACGTGCCACAATGCGGTTTGGAATGAAACACATTACTACTGAGCATCTGTTGCAAGATTAAGTTCTCGCTCATCACACCTGTGCCACGAATAAACTCTATCGAATTATCCGCACGCACAATCGCAAACGGATTCCTCCAATACCTAGCGTTATCCATTTGTAGATTCCCTGCCTTTATCGTCTGATCTATGACCTGCCGATCTGCATAGTAAAGCTCAAAGCCTTCCTCGTTCTTCAACGGACGAAAGTGTCTGTCTGAATACTCTCTAAAACCTAGAGGGAACGCATCACTCCCCCTGTATGGTTTGATTTTTTGTGAACGCTTTTTCAGCGTCTCATAATTTGTTTTGCTTATATCGTAGAACATACCTTCTCCTTATCTGTTGAATATAACTTTCTTACCGCTTGGAACTTCCCAATTTTTGTTATCCGTAATCATCCACAATGTTGGATCGCTGATCTCCCACTTCACATTGTTCTCAAGATAACCATCTGTGAATACAATTACACACTCAGCTTTCAGCTTGTGCTTATTGATATAATCGGATACACACGATACTCTAGTTCCACCACCGCCTTGTGGCTTGAGCATTCCACCAATGTTTGCGTAGTTATCGGTGAACACTTGTTGCCCATGCACTTGGGTATCCCACCACAAAATCCGCACCGCATCAGGCTCAACGGCTTCACAGATAGATACCAGTTCTGAAGCGAACTCATTGATCTGATCCTGACCGATAGAACCTGACGTATCGATAGCGACAATGACCTCACCAATTGTTTCATTCTCCACAGTTGGTAGATACATATCGTTAGCAAGCATCCTACGATTGAATTTGCGCCATGTGTACTCATCCTTACCTTTGCATGATGCAGACACAAAGTCACGCAGAGCTTCTTTCCAATCAACCACAGGCTTGAGTATCTCTGTGATCTCTCTAGGAATATCAACACCCAATCTCCCTGCAAGCAACGCACCCTCACGCAACGCTCTATCGATACGCTCGTTAGCTTCCTTGAGTTCTTCGGTTGTCATGCCACCGCTTGTGTCATGCTCATCGAACTCGTAGTCCTTATTCTTCTTATCGGGTGAACCCGATCCATTACCTTGGTCATCACCTCCACCGCCTCCATCGCCTTCCTCTTGTTCTTCCTTCAAGATGCGATAGATCTCACGCATGGACATATCCTTGAACTTAGGATCGTATAGCCCACCTTCGGGCAGTTTGGCTAGCCTTGTATCTTTCAAGTTATTGATGATAGAGTTAACCACATAGTCAGCCGCCTGATTTGCAATAGATCTGTCTTCTTCAAACAAATCACGATTGTGGATCATGTGACGTAGAGAGATGTGCAAGTTCTCATGCAAGACTAGACCATTGACCTCAAGCTGATCCTTACAGACCTTCTCTAAGAATGCTCTGCCATAGCGTTTGTTTACACCATCGGTGTACGCAGTCACAGGTGTATCGACTACCTCAGTTGTACCCATCATCATCACACCCGAATACAGCGCAGTCTCAGGGTGCTTCATCATTGTGATGTGCGCTTTCATTACTCTTTCTTCTTGAGTTAACATTATCTTCTCCAAACAAATAAATCTAGAATCAACACTACAAACGATAGCAAATACACTATCGCAAAGTAGCACCTAATAGGGTTGTACTTTATGTAAGACATTCTCACCTCACATTAACTTGTGGTTACTAACCGCCCATTTGTTGATCGCATCGTTGTACCTAGCGATCTTGGGGCGAGTGTGCATAATCATCGTAAAGAATATAGACTGGATCTCTGCATTCTTAATACGATTCACGAACTCCATGTATGTGTTCAACTCATCTTGAGTCTGAATGTTATCGACCGCCTCGAACATCATCATCACAAGAGCAGACACATCATCAGGAACTTTAACAGTTGATGAGTTCTTCATCACATCAGCGAACGACATCAGCTTGCCCTCTAGCGCAATGAACGCAGACATTGATCTCGCGCCTGCCTCGCCGATAGTACCTGCAAGACCAACCATGAGAGCATTCTCTGTGATCTTGTCTCTACGATTGACGATAGTAGATGCCTTAGCAAGACTGCGAGGTGAGACAAACTGCTTACTAGTAGATGAGGGTTGAAAGATATACTCATTGTCTTTCTGATCGGGATCTTTGTAAGACTTGAACGCCTTGGTATTCATTGATGCCCATGCCCTGATCGGTCTAGCAATCCCATTGTTAGTCGCCCACACATTCCACTCCATGTGATTGGGTTTCCTCATGTTGATGATCGTTACACGATTGCCTGCGTGAGCGAGCATATTGTCACCCACACCATCGCTTGCATTGTTACTTGTACCAAACAACAACGAACCTTCGGGCAGGGGCACATCGCCGACAGTTCTCTCAAGCATTAATCTAGTAAAGATGATCTGCAAGAGTTTGGGTGCTTTCATAAACTCGTCGAGCATGATGACTTTCTTACGACCATTGTTGATCTTGAACAAGTCTGACACATAGTATTCGAGAGACTTGGTATCATGGTTGGGAATGCTCGCCGCAACGTCCATCATATCTTTAACAGGACAATCGACATAGATGTAATCGTACTCGTCTCCCATCTCAGCTTCAAGAGTCTTCAGTATGGTTGACTTGCCGACCCCCGGCTCAGATACCACGACAGGTGTAACTTGATCTGCCATTACTTTGATGAAGTCTTTGGTCTCGTCGATTGACAATGTGAGATTAAAATTGATTTGTGACATTTGAATTTCCTTTCGGGTTGATACGATAAATTAATTAAAAGACTTGAGTGGTGCGAACTTGGACAGTATGTCGTCCACATCGTTCTTGACCACACTACGAACATACGAACTCTCACGCAGATCCTCTACGGATACATCACGCAATGCGTTCTCCAGTTGTGATCGGGCATCCTCCAATGCCTGATTGTTTGTTAAGTTGAAATCCTTTAGTGTCTGGCATAACTCCTTTGCTTGTGTAATGGTTGTGTCGTAGATCTTCTTGCGCTTGACCTTGCCGTCCTCATCGGGTGTGACTTCCGTACAAGCATTGCTTATGCGAGATGCAATCTCTAGGAATCGCTCGCTCGCATCGACCATCACGTTATCAATGATCTCGCTCACCTGACGCTCATAGTGGTTCTTTAAATCATCGGCTATGACCGAGGAAATGTTTGAACGGAAATCGTTAGTCGGCACAGTTGTAACAAACAACTTAATGCGGAACTTAGAACGCACCTGATCGACGTCGGGATACTGAGATCTATCAAACATATCTCCCTGCTTGAAAGCTGAGTCGCTCACAATCTGTGGATACTTTAAGATGAACTCGTCAAGCAACCGATTAAACTCTTTATCGTGCGCCTCGAAATCTTTCATAAACTTCTCAAGGTTGACCAATGGCAACAAACGGCTAGAACCTGCCCAATCATAAGTGGAACGCTGAAGCCAGTTATATACTGTTTGCCGATAGTTCATCAGCGCCTTGTGTTCGGGTGAACTTGAGAGCAAGTTCTTGGTGAACTTGCCTGCCTCCGCATCTGCATTCTTCATGGTCGTGACCTCGTTCGAGATCGCACGATCTTGCTTTGTTGCAGTCCACACATTGACTTCTACTGAGACAATGCTAGCTGACGTAGATAAAGAGATAACTTGTTTGGGTTGTGATAGTTCAAAGTTCATTTTAAATTTCCTTTCGGGTTGATACGATAATTTGTTTAGTGGACTACTTCGTCTGACATATCAGACAAGAGTGAATAGATTGCAGAGTTCACATCTACAAAGTCTTCCTTGGTCATGCCCATGTCTAAGGCGCATTGTGCGTACAAGCGTGACAGTACAGGCATGATTACGCTCATGCTTTTCCCATCGAGCAAGTCACCTAGTCTGTCGGTTAGTTCCCTTACTTCGTTTACTTGTTGTTCCAGTTTCATTTGTAATATCCTCCCTTGTTGTTGATACCTTTAAGATCCTCACGATTTGTGATGAGCATATAGTTTGATTTGTGCATCGGTGCGATAGTGTGCTTGCGTGACCTAGCGTCCTCCTCACCACACCACAAGCACAGGTGATACCCTGCGTTTGCACGTTTGGGGGAGAACGTATCGCCACATCTCACACACATGGGTTTCATGCGTTGAGTCATTAGTCGATCCTATGAGTTCTGAGGGGGAGGGTTACAATCTCGTAAGAGTTGCTTTGTCCAAGCTCTTGCGCATCGCCTTGTATGCACAGGTGCATCTCGTAGTCTGCGGTCATGCGGTCAACGTATGTGTCTACTGGCTTGCCGTTACACATGAGGATGTGTACCTTGGGTTTGATTGATTCGAGTGCCAAACGATCTTGCTCGTTGGTATCGATTAAAAGACTTTTTAGCTTTCCCATACTGATTCCTTTACTGAATGTCGGATTGATCCGATACTTTATTTAACTGAATGATTGCCACTTGAGTCATGCCTTACGCATCATTCGAGTGACAGGTGTAGTATACCATAACTTTACACATAATGCAACATGGTTAAAGAAAATACTTATAGGTGTTTGTCCCTATAAGTTAATCGTTCTCTGCGCCAACATAGCACCCTGCGAAATAGTGCGTATGCCCAAACGCTCGTATAAAACCTACTGGTATTCTTCTATTGCTTTTCCCTGATAAACGCTCAAGCTCAAGCTCAAGCTCATACTTGTACGCATATACAGAGGATCGTTTCAAGTCTCTCTTGTAGGGTTTTAATGCTTTGACCATGTATGTTTGTGCCGATTGCATACTGTTTAGTAATGGGCGTGTGGCAAAGAATTTATGATGTTTCATGTTACTTCCTTAAATGATTGAAAAGCACCCAACCCATTCCTTGTAGTGGTGTTGATCCACTAAACGCAGGGCTTCGGGCTTGCCATTGAACAGACGTACAACGCAGACTGTTCCTCGTTCATAGTTCTTCCAGTTCATGATCTATCCTTTAAGCATTGTTCAGTTGATACTCAAGCTCACAGAGGAACGCATCTTGCATCTCGTCGTCCTCGTCGCTGATGCTCCCATCGGGTGTGTCCGATTCGATAATCCTCAGACCGCACGATTCACAATCGCTTTCAAGCGTTTGCTCATCATGGAACTCGTCAAAGTTAAAGTCAGGATCGCATACGTTTGTGCGATAGTATTCCGCGTCACCCTCATGGCATTGGGTTGCGCCAAACCCTGTGATGTACTGGTCAGTTGACCAATTAAGAATTGCTTTATCCATCGTTGGAATTGATGGGACGTAACGCTTTGCTTTACGCATGAAGCGTGGGGATAATAAAAAGTTTGCTTGCATAATGGTTCTCTTTCAAGGTTAAAGTTAAAACGACTATCGGATTGATCCGATAAACTATTTAGAGCGTTGCCTAAGATTGTTCTTCAGCAACGAATACAGTATACCATAACTTTACACTTTATGAAAGGGGTTTATGGAAAAAAGTTATGGTGAAAATGGTGAAGTGTAAAGTTAGGCGATTTTTACTGGAATTTGGAACTGAAAATTGGAATCGTGTTGGAACTGAATTTTTGTAAGGAAAAGTATTAAGTTTAGTATTGTTACTACTCTATTTATTAATACTAAATATATATAAATATATTTTATATATTCTAATATTCCAATATTCCAGTCTTTTTATAGGACGGGGGGATTGAGAGGGTGTTATGCAAAGCTGTGGATAACTTATGCTTGTAGTGAGTGCTTACTAACTTATAGTGAAGTTGTGTGTGATGAAGTATTGCATCAGCTAAAAGACTCTTGATCTTCACAAACTCTCAAAACCGCCCCCTACTTGGAAAACATTGGAATCTTGGAATAATCGGGTTAAAATTCCCGAATTCCCCTTTAGAATCAAGCACTTACAAAGTTCCAATTTTTATTCCAATATTGGAACTACTTTACACTTTGTTAGAATTGAATACTTTCAGCGTACACACAAATTGGAATCTGCTAGGCGCAATTCAACCCATAAGATATTTTAAGCAATCCTTAAAGTATCTCTTGTTCCAATATTCCAAAACGTGATTCCAATATTCCAGTCGTGTTGGAATCTTGGAATATCGGATCGATCCGATAAATTATATAAAGTTTGCTTTGTGGATGGGCACGCTTGTTCACACGCGCGACGACATATAACTGGTATCATAAAAATTTTGGGCGAAAAAAAACCCAGTCCGAAGACTGGGCTTTGAGTGGTTAGTTATTTATTTTTTGGTGTAGACCTTAAAGAATGCCTCTTTTGCCATATTGTACAAAACGGGATCGGCAGTTAAATCGCTTTTGTTTTTAAGGGTTTTGACTTTTTTATCTAAACCATTCTTAGGATCACTAAAAATATATTCTAGGGTTTGAATAAAATTCTTATTTGATTTTCTAGTGGAAGTGACTACACCATTACGCTCATCAATAATTTTCTTAGCACAATTGACCAATGCCCTCAGACAATCGTGCTTGTACTTGGTGAATTGGGATTTAAGGGTTTCCACTAGTGCGCGTTTTTCGGGTTCAGTTTTTCTCATTTCACCATATTGGAAGGGTTCAACAGATAACGCATAATTTAAATTCATGTCGATTATCTCTCGCCCTTTTGGTGCATCCTCTTTTTTTCCAATAGGGATCAAAACTGATTTTTTAGTTGTCTCATCAACACTCTTATAATACAGTTGTGAACCTTTTTTCTCATGGTACTTACGCTGAAAACCAATGGTCAAACCCTCTAAGGTTTCTTCTGTAATTTCATTGGGGAACTTAGAATCCCTATCCATTATCATTTGAGCGTTTGCCATATTGCCATCAATATTTTCCGCTGTCTTATATCCAATATCGGCTAAGGATATTACTGGGGGTTTTGCTTTGCTTTGCATTTTGCTTACCTTTAAAAAGATTTAAAAAACACACCACTAGAATTAGATGGTGTAAGAGAATTATAGCACAACTAATCGGGTCAATCCGATAAACTATATAAGCCGAGCACTCTCGCTCACGCAGTCGCCCAGCTTCGCGCGGGGACACATAACTGGTATCAATAGCCGTTAGGCAAAAAAATAAAGAGAGGGCTTGCGCCCTCTCTTGTTATTGGTCGGTCCTACCGATCCACTCTGCACCGATCACAGATGGAAAGTATTCCATTGTCCATTTGTTCTCAACGTACTTGATGCCTACGCGCCCAGTTGATGCGGGCTTGTGTGGCTCTGTGATGTACTCAACAACAGCTTTGCCGTCATCAAGGTCTACGATGTCACCTGTCTCAACGGGCTTGCCGTTATCTAAATAAACTAATTGCATATAAACTTTCTGGTTAGTGGGGGGCTTTCGCCCCCCGTTGATTAATCGCAGACTATCTCGTATTTCTCAACAGTCTGTAGCTCCGTACCAACCAACACCTTACGGCAGGTTGGACTGTCATTCCTTACATAAGCGCTGACTACCGCTGAGTAAGTAGCAGACTTGAACCTGTAATCCCTGTTAACGGATTTAGCCCAGTCTTCGGTCTCCATGTCATTCATCGTTTCCGAGAAATGACCTAAGATCCTCATTAACCTTTCATCTTTGAAAGACTCTAGGTCATACATAACAACATACACATGAGGCATATTGTCATTCTCCATCAAGTGGAGACGATCCTTGTTGCCAAGCACCTTGTCCAATGATCTAAGCACTTTGCCGATCATCTTGCGGTTAGCCTTGATGGTGTTTAAACGCTTAGTAGCTAAAGCTACTGAGTACGATGCACTTTCAATTGCCTGTGCGTAGGCTTGGGTTGCTCTGCTTTGCATAGCGTTTCCTTTGCTGTGTTAATGATCTTCTAACGCACCGTAACAGGATCGTTTCGGTGTGATTGAATTATAGCATAACTTTACACTTTTCGGCTGGGGACGCCCCACCGCCTCCCCCACCCCCCTGATTTGGATTGGGTCCCATCCCTCCCCCCATACCCCATGAAACGCACAAATAACACTTCACTCCACCAAACTTTCAACCCACCCCCTATCAAAAACTTTACGCTTTCCAAAAAATATTTCGCAAAAAATTCCCATAATTTATTAGTAAAGTTATTAAGTAATATTTTTAGCTCTCCAGAATTCAACTAATTTCTTGCAGTAATCAATTTTTAATATATACTACGGCTATTACTTTGGAGTGCCACTTTCCTCCTATGATTGAACTTTTCCCTGACATCGATTCCAATGTTCCAATGCCGTCGTCCATGAGCGACGCAATGCCTGAACTATCTTCAACTGAAGAGTTAGAGATGAGGGCTAGGACAGTTAAGTTAATATCTGATTTAACTGGCGAACCTATAGAACCAGGCGAAGACGAAAAGGATATAGCTAGACATGTCGTACAGGACATGATGGCCAAGCCTGACTCTGCCGCCCAACTCGCTACATACTCTAATGGAACAATTGCCTACCTCGCTGGAATGGTCGCTCAACACGATTCTTATCTTGTCAAAGACTTAGCCGAACTTAAAAAGTATGTGGTCAACAGTCTGGTCGCAGAGACTACAAGTCCAGATGCCAAAATAAGAATGCAAGCTCTTCGTGCTTTAGGTGAAGTTGATGGCGTCGATGCGTTTAAGAAACGCACAGAGACAACTATCAAACATCAATCTATTGAAGAAGTTGAAAACGAGTTGTTGGAGATGCTGTCTAAATTAGAGAGCCGCACGATCAATGTTCAAGCGAAAGTAATTGATGCGCCTAAAGCCTGAACAGATAGAAGCCCTTAAACAAAAGATTCCGTCCATGCCAGAGGATGAGAAACGTAAGGCTTTGGATCTTGTTAAAAAATGGTACGCGGATTCCACGCAACAAATAGGTAAAGATGACTTTCTCACATTTATTGACCATGTATACCCCGGCTATAAAGTTGGTCCTCACCACAAACGTCTGGCCAAGATATTTGAAGAGATTGCGGAGGGTAAAAAGAAGAGGGTTATCGTCAATATTGCTCCAAGGCATGGCAAATCGGAAATGATTTCTTACCTAGCACCTGCATGGTTTCTAGGTAAATACCCTCATAAGAAGATCATTATGTCCTCCCATACGGCGGATTTGGCGGTCAATTTTGGCCGTCGAGTCAGGAATTTGGTGGGGTCAGACCAGTACAAGGACGTGTTTCCAAACGTAGAACTGCAAGCTGACTCAAAATCTGCGTCAAGATGGGGGACAAATTTTAATGGTGAATACTTTGCTATTGGTGTCGGTGGTGCTCTTGCAGGCCGCGGTGCTGATCTTTTTATTATTGATGACCCACATTCAGAACAGGAAGCTAAGACAGGACGACCCGATGTATTCCTTCCTGCTTGGGAGTGGTTTCAGTCTGGTCCTTTGCAGCGTCTTATGCCAGGTGGTGCAATTATTGTGGTGATGACCCGCTGGAGTAAGCTGGATTTGACGGGTCAGATCATTAGTCAGATGGCAAGAGAAGAAGATGTTGATCCTTGGGAGGTAGTAGAGTTCCCAGCCATCCTAAATGACAAGCCTTTATGGGGAGATTTCTGGTCTTTAGATGAATTATTGGGTAAAAAAGCGGGTATGGATCCCCGTTATTGGCAAGCCCAGTACATGCAGAACCCAGTATCTGAAGAAGGCGCTCTAATTAAGCGGGAATGGTGGCAAATTTGGGATAAAGATGACCCGCCAAGCTGTGAATTTACGATTATGAGCCTTGATGCGGCTCAAGAAGCTTCAAATCGGGCTGACTTTAACGCTTTAACGACTTGGGGCGTGTTTTTTAACGAGGAAACTAACAATTTCAACATTATTTTGTTGAATTCGATCAAGAAGCGGATGGAATTCCCTGAGCTAAAGCGTCTTGTACTTGAAGAATACAAAGATTGGGAGCCAGATGCGTTCGTTGTGGAGAAAAAATCCAACGGTGCAGCGCTATATCAAGAGCTAAGACGTATGGGTATACCTGTTGGGGAGTTTACACCAGGTAAAGGACAAGATAAGATCTCTAGGGTGAACGCCGTCTCGGACTTATTCTCGTCTGGGATAGTATGGGCACCTGATAGAAGATGGGCAAAAGAAGTTATTGAGGAATGTAATGACTTTCCATCTGGGACCAACGACGATTTGGTCGATTCAACAACACAGGCATTGATTAGGTTTAGACAAGGTGGCTTTATTAGACTGCCTAGTGATGAGCCTGATCCCATACAAGCGTTCAGAAGTAAGAGAAGACAAGGCTATTACACTGTTTAAGGACTAATCATGCCGAATACTTATGACATAGATAAGATAACGCCTGAGATGATGAAGGCAATGATAAGGGAAGAAGGGATTCATCCAGCCCAGGTATCTGGCTTGTCTGCAGCGACACAAAGGAAGATGCCGTATACGGCGGCAGGACTACCCGGGTTAAATATTGGTGAAGTTGGTATGGGTAGAAACGCAGGCATAGGCGGGTTTGCTGTACCAGATAGACAGAATCCAGGCAGATCAGCCGTTGTAATGAATGCGGATACACCTAATTATAAACAGACATTAAAACATGAATTAGAACATGCGCTAGAGTTACAAGGTGGCCATAGGATCCATGAAGAATGGGACAATATGGTGAAAGGATCTAAGGGCGGCGATAGATACGACGTTGTAAAAAGACTGGTAGAACACGCACCATATTTACAGTCTAAATGGGGACTTGATCCTGAAAGTGCGTATTTTTCTAGAGAAGAGATGGACTATCAAGGTAGACTTGCTAATAATCTTTTAAAAGAACAGCTTGCTAGTTTATCAGCTATTGAACAAGCTAGAAATAAACGCCTGACAGATGATCCTTATGTTAGGGAAAATATATTTACTACTCCTGAACAAAGAGCTGCATACAACGCAGTTACAGGACTGAGACAGACACGTTTAGATCCCCGTGACTTACCTGCATACACAATGCAGGAAGACAAAAGTGATCCAGGATATACCGCCAACCCAAAATCTACTATGGAAAAACTTAAATCAGCATTAGGTTTTGCAAATGGTGGCATGGTTGATAAGTCCATCTCCGGTGGCAACAAATTAATTTAAGGACACATTATGGCAATCGCTAAAAGTTTATACGCAGCTCCAGCAGGTTTGAGTGAGATAGATCAGGGGCCGATCGAGATTGAGATTGAGGATCCAGAGGCCGTGCATCTCCATGCAGGGGATATTGACGTTGATCTGGAGCCAGCCAAGCAGCACAACAGCGGAGAGTTTGATGCGAACTTAGCTGAGTTCATGGACTCATCAGATTTGGAGAGTTTAGCTAGTGAACTGATTAGCGACTTTACAAAAGACTCTGGGGATAGGAAAGACTGGATACAGACTTATGTAGAAGGTTTGAAACTATTGGGTTTGAAGTACGAGGAACGTACAGAACCTTGGCAGGGAGCTTGCGGCGTATTCCACCCGATGCTTACAGAGTCTGTTGTTAGGTTCCAGAGTGAAGGGATTATGGAGACTTTTCCCGCTCAAGGCCCTGTAAAAACACAGATTATTGGTAAAGAAACACCCGATAAACAGGACGCATCGAACCGTGTACGGGACGATATGAACTATCAGTTGACTGAAGTGATGCCTGAATACAGACCAGAACATGAGAAGATGTTATGGAATTTACCCCTTGCAGGATCAGCATTTAAGAAGATTTATTATGATCCTAGTTTAGGTCGGCAGGTAGCGATGTTTGTACCTGCGGAAGATATTGTAGTACCATACGGAGCATCATCTCTAGCGTCTGCTGAGAGGGTTACTCATGTTATGCGTAAGACCGAGAATGAGTTGAGAAAGCTCATGGTTGCGGGTTTTTACTTAGACGTAGATTTGGGTGAGCCATCCAGTGAACTCGATGAAGTTGAGAAGCAGAAAGCCCAAGAGAATGGCATGTCTGCGATCCAAGATGATCGCTATCGTGTGCTTGAGATGCAGGTCAATTTAGACTTGTCAGGCTATGAACACGTCAATAAAAAAGGCGAAGAAACAGGTATAGCATTGCCCTATATCGTGACTCTTGAGAAAGGGTCTAGCACGATCTTAGCTATTCGCAGAAATTGGTACGAGGACGATGAGTTATGTACCAAGAGAAATCACTTCGTACACTATCAATACATCCCTGGATTTGGCTTTTATGGCTATGGTTTGATCCACTTAATTGGTGGATACGCCAAGTCTGCGACCATCATTCAGCGTCAATTGATTGATGCGGGTACGCTGTCTAATTTACCCGGCGGTTTGAAGTCCAGAGGACTCAGATTGAAAGGTGATGATACACCGATTTCTCCCGGTGAATTCAGAGATGTGGACGTCCCATCAGGCTCAATCAGAGACAATATTTTACCGCTTCCATACAAGGAGCCAAGCCAAGTATTGTTCTCATTATTGCAGAACATTATCCAAGAAGGCAAGACGTTTGCGTCGAGCGGGGACATGAGCGTGAGCGACATGTCAGCACAGACTCCTGTGGGTACAACACTAGCGATTTTGGAGAGAACTTTGAAGGTGATGGGGGCAGTGCAGGCTCGTATGCACTATACCATGAGACAAGAGTTCAAGTTACTCAAAAATATCATCGCTGACTACACACCAGAAGACTACGACTATCAGCCAGAAGAAGGCAGTAGGAAAGCTAGACGTAGTGATTATGACTCTGTGGATGTGATCCCTGTATCAGATCCTAACGCCTCTACGATGGCACAGAAAATTGTGCAGTATCAAGCGGTGTTGCAGTTAGCTCAACAAGCTCCTCAACTTTATAACTTACCTCTCTTACATCGTCAAATGATCGAAGTAATTGGCATTAAGAATGCTAATAAGTTGGTGCCAATTGAGGATGACGAGAAGCCCGTTGATCCAGTCACTGAGAACCAGAATATGTTGACAATGAAGAAGCCCGTGAAAGCGTTCATGGAGCAGAATCATCAGGCACATATTGCGGCTCATACATCCATCATGCAGAACCCACAGATCATGGGCTTATTGCAGCAAAATCCCATGATGCAGCAGATTATTTCTGGCATCCAAGCTCACATTGCAGAACACATGGGTATGGAGTACAGGAAGCAGGTTGAGATGATGATTGGCGGTGTCTTACCTCATGAGGATGAGGAGACTGGAGAAGAGACCAAAGTATCTCCAGAAATGGCAGACAAAATCGCTCTTGCAGTGGCTCAGGCCAGCGGTCAAATGGCTCAGATGGCACAGGCTCAAGCTCAGCAAGCAGCAGCCCAGCAGAAGATGCAGGACCCCATCGTCCAGATGCAGATGCAAGAACTCCAGCTCAAACAAGGCGAATTGCAGCTCAAACAGCAGAAACAACAGATTGAAGCAGCGGCTAAAGCAGATCAGTTGCGGATTGAAGAATCACGCATCGCAGCTCAGAAAGAGATTGCAGCCATGCAGGTCGGTGCTACAGCAGCCGCGGCTAGAGATAAGTTGCAGAAGCAACAGGAGTTGGAAGGTACGAAACTTGGCATTGACATTGCCAAACATAGAGCGGAAATGTCCCACAACCGCACATCTACTATTCTTCAGAACATTCAGAAGAATAAGCAACAACCCAAAAAAGGAGCGTAATTGGACGACAAAATATTGAATCACCTAGTTTCTGAGTACGACAAGCTCAGAAACGATCAGGTCACCTTCCTCGCAGGAGGAGGAGCAAAAACGTTTGACGAGTATCGTCACGTCTGTGGGGTTATCCGGGGTCTAACCTACGCAGAAACCATTGTCAAAGACCTTGTGCAACGAATGGAGAATATTGATGACTGAATTTGATGTAAGTGCTGTGGATCTTTCTGGCATCCTCAATACGAATGCCGAACAGAAAGCGAAGCAGTTGCCGGAGCCTGTACGTTTTCAGCTTTTGTGCGTCGTACCAGAAGCAATGGAAGAGTATGCAGACAGTGAGATTGGGATCGTTAAATCTAGCCAAGAAATTTGGAAAGAGGAAATGCTTACCCCCGTCTTATTTGTAGTCAAGCTCGGGCCAGACGCCTACAAAGATCCAACCCGTTTCCCCAGCGGGCCTTCTTGTAAAGTTGGCGATTTCGTTATCGTCCGTCCCAATTCAGGTACACGCCTGAAAATTCATGGTCGTGAATTCAGAATCATCAATGATGATTCAGTTGAAGCTACTGTTGAAGATCCCCGTGGTATTACACGAGCTGCATAAGGAGTAACAAATGGCTGAACAAGAATTTAAGTTTCCTGACGAACAGGAAATAGAAGTTAAGGACTCAGATGATAAATTTGAGATTGAAATCGAGGATGACACGCCTGAAGAGGATCGTGGTCGTAAGCCTATGGCGGCTCCTGTCGAGGAAGTTACTGACGAAGAGTTAGATTCCTACGATGAGAAAGTCCAAAAGCGGATCAAACGATTTACTAAAGGCTATCACGATGAACGTCGTGCTAAAGAAGAGGCTCTTCGTGAAAGAGAAGCAGCTGAAAGCTTTGCAAAACAAGTTTATGAAGAGAATAAACGCCTCCAACAACAGCTGGCCAATGGTTCAAAAATCATGGTCGAACAGTCTAAATCATCCGCACAAGTTGAGTTAGATGCAGCTAAAGCTAAATACAAGAAAGCTTTTGAAATTGCTGATCCAGATGCGTTGGCAGAAGCGCAAGAGGAGATAGCAAAGGCGACAGTTCGCTTAGATAGAGCATTTACGATGCGTCCTATCGAGGTGGAAGATAAGCCTATGCCGCAAATGCAGCAGCAACAACAGCCTAAGATTTCTCCCCGTACATTGAGATGGGTGGAATCTAACTCTGATTGGTGGCAAAAAGACGATGAAATGACAAGTTTGGCTATAGGACTTGACAAGAAATTGGCAAGGGAGTATGGTCCGAACTACGTAGGTACTGAAGAGTACTTTCAAACCATCGATAAAACGATGCGCAAAAGATTCCCTGAATATTTTCAGAGCGAAGAGGATGTTGAAGTACCTCTCAAAAAAAGAACTTCTGATCCGGATGAAGACGAGAGTCCTCGCCGTGCAAAACAAACAGCTGTAGTGGCTCCGGCTACACGCAGCACATCGCCTAATCGTATTAGGCTAAAGGCATCAGAAGCTGCGACTGCGCGTCGCCTTGGGGTTCCTTTGGAGTTATACGCTAAACAGGTTGCTTTACTTAGAGATAGGGGTTAAAAATGGCTGAAACACAAAATAGATTGAATCGTGAGATGGATGCTCGCAGTAAAACCTTTCAAAGGCCCGCTGCATGGCAAGCACCTGAAACCTTACCTTTCCCAGACGAACGTCCAGGTTGGAAGCACAGGTACATCCGCATAAGCACTATGGGTGTGGCAGATCCAAGTAACATCTCCTCTAAGTTACGAGAAGGATATGAACCCTGCAAAGCAGAAGATTATCCTGAAATGATGGTTTACGCTACCACTGAAGGTCGCTTTAAAGGCAACATTGAAATTGGTGGCTTATTGTTATGTCGCATCCCTTCCGAGTTTATGGAACAGCGTGCCGCTTATTACGACAAGCAAAACAAAGCTCAGATGGAATCGGTTGACAATACGTTTATGCGCGAAAGTGACCCTCGTATGCCTCTCTTTAAACAGAGAGAAAGCAAGGTATCTTTCGGTTCTGGTTCTTAAATTTTTATAGGAGTCCTTAAATGGCTGCTTATCCAACTGTCTCAGCCCCTTACGGCGCAAAGCCCGTAAACCTGATCGGTGGCCAAGTATTTGCTGGATCGACAAGAAATTTGCCTATTCAGTATAACTATGGCACCGCTCTGTTTTACGGTGATCTCGTTACTACATCCGCAGGTTATGTTGTTATTGCAACTTACCCCGTTAGCACTACCAATACAACGGTTGGTGTTTTCTTGGGTTGCTATTACACAAACCCCACGACCAAGCAACGTCAATACTCACAGTACTATCCCGGTGGCGTAACTGCTGGTGACATTACTGCAATCGTCGGTGACGATCCTGACCAAGTTATGCGTATGGCAGTTACTACAACTGCTGGTGGTACAACAATTGGTTCAGCTTCTTCCATCCTCTTGGGTGTGAACATGGCTGGTGGAACACAAACTGGTTCCGCATCTACTGGTAACAGTAGCTTGTCAGTTGTTGGTGCTTCTGCTACAGCTTCTGGCGGTGGCTTCCGTGTATTGAACTTGGTTCCTGATACACAAGTTAGCTATTCTTCAACATACGTTTCCGGTGGTGCTCCATCTGGTACATCTGTTGTAGTTTCTGGCTTGGCAGTAGGTACTTTCTTACCAATCGGAACTGACGTGTTCAACTTGGTAAATGGTCAGTTGCAGTTCACAGGTTCTACCTTGAGCGCTGCTTCTACTGTATCAACCACAGGTAGTACAACTCTTACTGTAACTTCTGTAACAACTCAAGTTGCTGGTACTGTTGTATTGGTCGTAACCCCCGAAGTGTTGGTTAAGTTCAACTTCGGCGCACATCGCTATTACGTAGCATAATCAAGGAGCTTAAATCATGGCTATTTCACGCGCACAACTATTGAAAGAGCTGCTCCCAGGCTTGAACGCATTGTTCGGTTTAGAGTATGCACGTTACGGCGAAGAGCACAAAGAGATCTACGAAACAGAGACCTCTGAGCGTTCTTTTGAAGAAGAGACCAAATTGTCTGGTTTCTCTGCAGCACCAGTCAAAAACGAGGGTTCAGCCATCGCTTATGACAATGCTCAAGAGGCATGGACAACTCGCTATAACCACGAAACCATTGCTTTGGGTTTCTCAATCACTGAAGAAGCGATTGAAGATAACTTGTACGACAGCTTGTCTGCTCGTTACACCAAAGGTTTGGCCCGTGCTATGGCCTATACCAAGCAGGTGAAAGCCGCTGCCGTTATCAATAACGGTTTCAGCGCTGGTTACCCAGGTGGTGACGGTGTTTCTTTGTTCTCTACTGCTCACCCCTTGGTGAACGGAAGCACAAACGCTAACACTCCATCTACTCAAGTTGATTTGAACGAGACTTCCTTGGAAGCCGCCGTTATTCAAATCGCTGCTTGGACAGACGAGCGTGGTCTCTTGATCGCTGCAAAGCCCAAGAAATTGATCGTTCCTCCAGCTTTGATGTTCGTTGCTAAGCGTTTATTGGATACCGAACTCCGTGTTGGTACAACCGATAACGACATCAACGCTATCAAACAGATGGGCGCAATTCCTGAAGGCTACACAGTTAATCACTTCTTGACCGATAACAACGGTTGGTATTTGACAACTGACGTGCCTAACGGCTTGAAGCACTTCATCCGTACACCTTTGAGCCAATCAATGGATGGCGACTTCGATACAGGTAACGTACGTTACAAGTCTCGTGAGCGTTACAGCTTCGGCTGGTCAGATCCATTGGGAATCTGGGGTTCTTCAGGTTCGTCCTGATAAGATTAGGGGGCCTTGTGCCCCCTTTTCTTTTAGTGTATATTAGAGTCATTCCGGGATTCCGGTGTATCTAACAGCCCCGGCTGACCTCATGCAGATAGATACGCCACAACGCATGTATAAGGAGCATCCTCATGGGATTCGCAACGCATCTAGGCCCTTGGTTATTGGGCACTGTTAAAAACACAACTGGCACAACTGCGGGCACTATCCGCAATATGGGTGTCACCAACGTATCTCAAATTGCATCAGTAGCATATAACGATGCAGCCACCACACAAGCTTTTGTATTGCCCGCTGGCGCACTACTTCTCGAAGTTTATTTGAACCAATCAGGAGCTACATTTACTTCTGGTTCATCTGGTACGTTTACCGTTTACATCAACGGCACAGCCGCTGGTGCATTGACAATTACTACAGGTACAGCTGGTATTTTGTCAATTACTCCAAGTTCACAAGCACAAGCTGCATTGTGGGCTAACGTAGGTTCTACAGACGCAATCATCACTTATACAGGCGCAACATTGAGCGCAGGTTCAGGTATTTTGATCGCTAAATATGCTGTACGTGGTTCTGACGGTTCTGCTAACCCTAGCCAAGTCTAATTAGGAGCATCCTATGGGAATGCAAACCGACGTCAAATCCCAGCATATTATGGTGGGTACCTCTGGTTTAGTTTATGCCGGACGTACCCGTCTTAAAGGTGCCGTGGTATCCAACACAACTTCTGGTACACCTGCTAACGTGGCTTTCACTAGCAATGTTAGCATCAGCGGAACGTATAGCGTTACAACCACAACTTGTACGGTAACTGTAGCTGCTGGACATGGACTTGCAACAGGCGATAGAGTTCTGTTGGTGTTTACTACTGGTGGTGCTGCAACAGGCCCTTACACAATCACCGTTACTGGCGTAACTACTTTTACGGTCACAGTGGCTTCTGGCTCACAAAGTGGCAACGTAAGTATTTACCCTAATATCTTGATGGAAATCGATATTACTAACAGCGTGCCTGTTAACGTATTGATTCCCGGTGAAGGTATATTGACCAACAACGGCATCTATTGTGGTGTTCCAACTAACATTGCCGCAACGGTGTTTTATGGCTAAGAGTCCAGCATGGCAACGCAAAGAAGGGAAGAATCCGAACGGTGGTCTAAACGCCAAAGGCCGGGCATCCGCAAAGAAGGAGGGGATGAATTTAAAGCCTCCCCAACCCGAGGGCGGATCAAGGAAAAAGTCCTTCTGTGCGCGAATGACTGGAATGAAAGAAAAGCTGACCTCTACCAAGACAGCAAAAGACCCAAACAGCCGGATTAACAAAAGCCTTCGGGCATGGAAATGCTAAATGGACACACATGACGCAAAAACTATGGCTGATGGAGCCGCAGTAGTCGTAGGACTAGGCGGTTTTATGCAATGGTTTCCACCTATTGTGGGGCTTATTGGCGGCATTTTTACTGTCATTTGGATGGGTATTCGTATTTGGGAAACCGATACAGTCAAGGGATTGACAGGGAGAAAAGATGCCTAGTACATCCCTTAGACAACATAAGTTCATGGAGGCGGTGGCTCACAATCCAGCGTTCGCCAAGAAAGCGGGAGTTCCCCAGTCTGTTGGGCAAGATTTTGCTCAAGCAGATAAAGGAAAAAGTTTCGGCAAAGGCTCAGAAGGCCGTGCTGATATTCAATCAATCAACAAGCCTAAAACCAATCATGGAGATATGGCTGTTATGAAAAAGGGTGGCGTTATGAAAAAGATGGCTTCTGGTGGTATGACTACTGGCAAACAACCTAGCAGAGAGAAAAGCGGAATTACAGCCGAGAAAATGGCTAAAGTAAGAACCGCAGCTCCTAGCCGTGATGGACTTGCACAAAAAGGCAAGACCAAAGGTAAATTGCCTACAATGAAGGGCGGCAAAGCATTGGGTATGAACCAAAGATAAGGAGCCAATCATGGCGAAGAACCTAGCAGGGCTTGCTGCTCTTGGAGCATTAGGCTTATTGATGAGTAGGAAACAAGGTGGCGGTAATTCCGCTGCTGGCGTTCCAGACGATGTTCAGCCTAGACGTACGTTTGGTGAAACTCCTAATTATGCTCCTGGCCAAGGTCCAGATACAACTGGAGCGGGTTGGGAGACTGAAGTATCAATGCCAGAAGACACTTCTTATGCTACTGAAGCTTTTGGTAACAGAACAGGTAGAGTACCTGTTAGAACCAATAGACCTTCCAACGCAAGCCAAGGTTTAGACGCCAATGGTAGACCACTTCCTTTGAGAAACATTCCTCAATTACCTGATGTATATATACCAGATAACACTCAAGGTAGATCTACTCAAGGGCCTGTAAGAATGGTTCAAGGAGCAAGACCAGCAGGTCCAGTAGGTCCTGAAAGTATTCCTGGGGGTGGCCCAACTGTTCAAGGTGGTGAACCTGTAGATAATCCTAGTGAATTAGGAAAAATCATACAAGGTCTTGGAGTAGGCGCTGGGGTAGCTGGAGTAGGCGCTGGGGCTTACAAAGCTAAAAAATATTACGATGCTTTAAAAGCTGCCGATCGTAGCGCAGTTACTAATCCAAATATGTGGACGGCTGGGCCTAAAGAAGCCTCTAAATTTGGTAAATCTGCTAAGGAATTAATCAAAGATAAACTTATGGAAAAAGGTTTATTAAAGAAAGAACTTAGCGAAGCAGATACTACTGGCGGTGCTGGTAAGTATGGCTACAAAAAAGGCGGGACATTAAAAGCCAAAGGTAAAGCCAAAACAAAAACGGTTTCAAGCAGCACAACTCGTTCATCAGCATCTAAACGTGGTGATGGTATAGCAAGTAAAGGCCGTACTCGCGGCAAAATGTATTAAGGTCTATCATGGCTCTTGAAGATTTAAAACCTAAATTAAACAAGCCTGCAAAGGAAGGATATACGTATCGTTCCCCCAATCAAACCAATGCTAAAAGCTACTTACCTCACCCAAAAGAAGACGTAGTAGCGTCACAATCTGCTGACAATGCTAGGATTAAAAAAGGTTTAGACGCACCTGCTGAAAGAGCTTATAACCGCCTGCAACAACAAGAAGCTGGCGGTAAGGCTCTTACTCGTACTACTGGTCGTGCAGGAGCCGCTGGAGCCGCTTTAGAGGCTGGATGGGCTGCTGGACGTGCGCTTGATGAAAAGACAGGCGTAGGTAAAAAGCTTGTTGATAAATCTGGTTTAGGTGATTTGGCCGAGAAAATGGCTACACCTAGAGAGAAAGTTGAACTTTCTGAAGAATCTAAAGCACGTATTGCTAAAGGAGACTTGGATTCAAAACCAAGTAAAGCTTCTTATAGGTCTAAAAAAGAAACAGAAGTTAATGTTCCTGAAGGTGACATTAGGTCTGGCAGTAATGAAAATATTGGTGAAGACATACGTCAGCGTGCCATGTCTTATGCTAATTCAGACAGTTATAAAAAAGGCGGTAGTACCGCTTCTTCTCGTGGTGATGGTATAGCCATGCGTGGTCGTACTAAGGGTAAATACTTATAAGGAGTTGTCATGGAAAACGACGTTAAATTTATGCCTGAGAATCTTGGATCTACAAAGCATGAAATGATGCATGAGCAAGTCAAAAAGCATGGTGCTGGATACAAGCATCATAGCCAAGATTTTATGAAAGAAGCAGCTGGACATGAGTACGAGCAAGATAAAGTTCGTAAAATGTGCGGCGGTGGGATGTACAAAAAATGATGCCGTCTCGTGGCATGGGGGCTATCATGCCTTCTAAAATGCCAACAAAGGCTAAGACTATACATCGTAAGGATAAACCCGAAGATGTAGAAATGTATGCTGAAGGCGGGAAAGTTTGGGATACACCCAATCCCGCTAAAAAGCATAAAAAGTTAAGCCCTGCTAAAAAAGCTGCGGCTAAAGCTGCGGCTAAGAAAGCTGGTAGACCCTATCCTAATCTGATAGACAACATGAGAATGGCTAAATGAGCAATACATCAGGAACAGCATCGTTTAATTTAGACCTCACAGAGATTGTTGAGGAAGCTTTTGAACGTGTAGGTTCTGAAATGAGGACAGGATATGATCTCAGAAGCGCTCGTCGTAGCCTTAATATCATGTTTGCTGACTGGGCGAACCGTGGCATCAACATGTGGACGATTGATTCTGGTGTTATTGATCTTGTTCAAGGTCTAAATACTTACGCTTTGCCTAATGACACGGTAGATTTGATCGAACATGTGATCCGTACAAACGCTAACAGTATGTCTAATCAGGCTGATTTGACGATTACTCGTATTAGTGTTTCTACCTATGCCACTTTACCTAATAAATTAACTCAAGCTAGACCTATTCAAGTATGGGTTCAGCGTATGGATGGTCAACAGTACGTTACTACAGCTACTTTAGCTGCAAGTATAAACAGTACAGATACCTTAATTACCCTTTCTTCGACCGTTGGACTACCCAATACTGGGTTTATTCAAATTGGTACTGAGACAATTAACTACGGATATGTAAGCGGTAACCAGCTTGGTAACTGTTTCCGTGGCCAGAATAACACTACAGCTGCTGCTCATACATCAGGAGCAGCAGTTAACTATCAAAATCTTCCAGCCATTACAGTTTGGCCTACTCCTGACGGGGCGCAACAGTATCAATTTGTCTATTGGAGACTGCGCCGTACGCAAGATGCGGGGGGTGGCGTTAATGTCATGGACATTCCGTTTAGATTTATACCTTGCATGATTGCAGGATTGGCCTATTACATTGGGATTAAGACTCCAGAAGGCGTAAATCGTCTTCCTATGTTGAAAGCCCAGTACGATGAGGCTTGGGAATTAGCGGCTGGCGAGGACAGAGAGACGGCAGCCCAGAGATTTGTACCCCGTCAACAGTACATTATGGGGACATAATGGGGAATAAGTTTGCATCAGGCAAAAATGCGATTGCCGAATGCGATCGTTGTGGCTATAGATATAAGCTAAAGGTTCTTAGAAAAGAGATTATTAAGACCAAGGTTTATAACTTGCTTGTTTGTCCGTCGTGTTGGGATCCAGATCAGCCCCAGCTACAGTTGGGTATGTTTCCTGTAGATGACCCACAAGGTCTACGTGATCCCAGACCGGACAGAAGCTATGAAGCTGCTGGATTGACAGGTTTGCAAGAGGAATTAGGTAGCAATACCACAATTTTGGAAGATGGATTTCCAAGCGGCGGTAGTCGAGTATTTCAGTGGGGCTGGAATCCTGTTGGCGGAGCAAGTCAATTTGATACGGTTTTAACACCAAACTACTTGATACCAGTTGTGCAAGTTGGTACAGTTACAATATCTACAACGTAGGAGTTAATTATGGCTAAGAGTGATATGAAAGAAGACATGGCAGCAGACAAAAAACAAGATGTTGCCTTGATTAAAAAAGCATTTAAACAGCACGATTCGCAAGAACATAAAGGCGGCAAAGGTACAATGTTGAAGCTTGCTAAAGGTGGTGTTACAAGTAAAATGATGATGACTATGGGTCGTAATTTGGCTCGTGTTGCTAATCAACGCCGTACAGGAAGAGGTGGTTAAGATGGCCATTTTCACTAAAGATACAACCAAGAACAGTCCTTCTGTTCGTGTAGGTAAAAACAGGGACAATCTCCCTGCCGAAGCTTATGCTGTTCCTCATACAATGGACGGTAAAAAAGAACTTATTGAAGAGGCTGGCGTAGCCAACAACAAAGAATACTTGCGCAATGCAAATGTTTCTGTTGCAAATAGCCGTAGCAATGACTATCCCGCACCTAAGACTTCTGGTATTAAGATGCGTGGAACAGGCGCTGCAACTAAAGGTTTAATGTCTAGAGGCCCGATGGCATGAACTATACCCAGCTCAGCGCTGCGATCAGTGCTTATACAGAGAATACTGAAGCGAACTTTATCGCTGAAATTCCTGTGTTTATTACGCAGGCTGAGCAACGTATATACAATTCAGTTCAATTTCCTTCACTACGTAAAAATATGACGGGAAATGTTACAGCTCAAAACAAATATTTATCTGCCCCAAATGATTATTTAGCTACTTATTCTTTAGCTTTATATCCTGTTGGTGGAGGAGAATATTTATATTTATTAAATAAAGACGTTAACTTTATGCGTCAAGCATACCCAAATCCAACAGATTATGGGACGCCTAAGTATTACGCTTTATTTGGCCCAACTGTCACAAGTGGGACTATTACGAATGAACTTACCTTTATTCTTGGTCCCACTCCAGACACTGCCTATACTGCTGAGTTGCACTATTACTATTATCCTGAATCTATTACAACTATCTCTGGTGGGCAGACTTGGCTTGGGGATAATTTTGACTCTGTGCTTTTGTACGGTTCTTTGGTTGAGGCGTACACCTACATGAAGGGTGAGCAAGATATGATGGCGCTCTATAACGGCAAATATCAAGAAGCGCTTGCGTTGGCTAAACGTCTGGGTGATGGTATGGAACGTCAAGATGCTTATCGTTCTGGGCAATTTAGGCAGGCGGTCACCTGATGCTTTATCAAACAGCTACCACTAGTTTTAAGATTCAGTTGGCTCAAGGTTTACAAAACTTTGGTCCAACTAGTCCAGATACGTTTTACATTGCTTTGTTCACAGCAAATGCTAATTTGAGCGCTTCAACTACTCAATACATGTCTGGTATGGTAGGTGAAGTGACAGGAACAGGATATACCGCTGGTGGTAAACAACTTGTAATTACTACAACTCCTACATCTAGCACTAATAGTACAACTGCATATTGGTCTTTTGCAGATGTATTATGGTCTCCTGCGGCGTTTACAGCTCGTGGGGCCTTGATTTACAATGCTAGTAAAAGCAACTCATCCGTTTGTGTTCTTGATTTTGGCTCAGATAAAACTTGTCAAAATACATTTACAGTCCAGTTTCCAACCGCAGCGGCTTCTACCGCTATTCTAAGGATTGCATAATGGCATTAGTTACAACAACTAAAGGCGATATGGATGACTCTCTTCTTGAGAAAAGAGAAGGTTCCGTCGATAATGAAATTGAATATACAACATGGACTGAGTATTGGTTGGATGGTGAACTTGTTCATCGTTCAGCTCATGTGACTTTAAAAACTTCCCCTTTCTCTGACCTCGTAGCGGCCGCATTTGGCTAAAAGGACTTATTATGGCAAATACCCAAAGTATGTGTACTTCTTTCATGGGGCAGTTATTGACTGCTACCCATAACTTCGGTACATCCCCAACTCGTGGAACAACTGCGGCAGATACATTTAAAGCCGCTTTATACACAACCACCGCAAGTCCTGCTATTAACGCAGCGACTACAGCATATTCTGCAACAGGCGAAGTGTCTGGTACGGGATACACGGCTGGCGGTATTACGGTAACAAATGCAACGGCTCCTACGTCTACCAATAGTTCAGCAACTGCTGGCGTGGCGTACTGGACTCCTTCAGCCAATTTGGTGTACACAACAGTTACGCTAACTACTGCATTTGATACGGTTTTGATCTATAACTCAACGCAAGCGAATGCTGCAGTTAGCGTTCACACATTTGGTTCACAGACTATTACGGCCGGAACATTTACACTGACAATGCCAAGCAACACAACATCAACTGCTTTATTGCGTTTGTCTACTACCTAATAGGTGAGTTATGGCTGGATGGGGCGTTAATCCGTGGGGCAATGGCAACTTTGGACAAGGCGTACCCACCACTGATGGATGGGGCGCTGGTACTTGGGGTCAGGGTGCTTGGGGTATTTTGGGTACTCCAGTTACAAGTGTTAATGCAACAGGAGATATTGGCACAGTAGGCTCAAACATTACGATAGCTTTGACAGGTGTTGGGGCTGTAGGTAATGTAGGCACGTTGGTGGTTAGTGGTTCTGAGGCTGAGACAGGGGATTTTGCTACTGGAAACGTAGGAACAGTTGGGGCTAACACAACGCTAGCTTTGACTGGTGTTGGAGCAAGTGGGGCGGTAGGATCAACCACAGTTAATATCTCAATATACCTATCTGGTGTAGGCGCTACAGGTACAACTGGATCGGTGTCCATCAGCAACACGGCTGCTTTAACGGGCGTTCTAGCAAGCGGTTTGGTTGGTTCTGTTACCGGCGGTAAGACATTTGGTATTACAGGCGTTGCTGGATCTGGTGCAGTTGGATCGGTTACTGTAACAAACGCAGATGGTGAGACTGGAGATGCAGCCACCGGAAACGTAGGAACAGTTGCCCCAAGTCTAACAATTGCATTGACAGGCGTAGGCGCTACTGGTAATGTTGGAACTGTAGTACAAGCCAAAACGTTGAGTCTGACAGGTGTTAGCGCAACAGGTCAAGTTGGGGCTTTGGCGGTACCGCTAGGAAGCGCTTCAGCCACAGGTAATGTTGAAACAGTTGGAACTAGCATAACAATTCAATTGACTGGAGTTGGTTCAAACGGTGCAGTTGGCACGGTGACAATGACAGGCAGAGGTGCTACATTAACGGGTAGTGCGGTAATTGGGCAAGTTGAAATGATGGGAGTACTTTATTGGAGTTTAATTGATGACAGCCAGACTCCTTCGTGGCAGAATATAGGTGACGCACAAACTGCGGGCTGGTCAACAATTGACACAACAGATTCACCAAGTTGGGTTTTAATCGAGACAGAATGAGGACAACATGACAATTAACTACACAGC